CTTCTATATGCAGCGTGCAATTCAGTCGAACAATACGACTCTTGCAAACCGGCTCCGTGAAGCGGGCCATCCTGAACTTGTAAAACTTTTGGAGGCTTGAAATGCCCGGATTCACCACAGCAATGCCAACTTCCTTCAAGGTAGAAATCTTGAAGGCTGTCCACAACTTCTCAAACCCTGGCGGCAACACGTTCAAGCTTGCTCTTGGTAAGGCCACGGCTTCCGTTACCGGCACTTACGGCGCAGCTACGACGAGCTACGACACGCTTGTGTCGAACAGCGATGAGTTGCCTAACACCAGTGGCTACACCACGGGCGGTAACACGCTCACCTCAGTTACGCCGGTTGCTGATGGCACTACGGCTATCTGTGACTTTGCGGACACCACGTGGACTTCGGCGACGTTTACCACGTCTGGCGCGATCATCTATAACGATACCGCTTCGGGTAACCCTGCCTGTGCTGTGTTGTCGTTTGGCGGTGACCAGCAAGTGTCGTCTGGTGACTTCACCATCCAGTTTCCGTCTGCCACAGCCTCGACCGCCATCATTCGGATTGCGTGAGTGAGGTAACGTGACAACCGGATGGGGAGAACGCCCTTGGGGCTTTAACAACTGGGGTGGGGAAGGCTTTGTTCTTCCTCTCTCTGGTTGGGGCGCCGACACCTGGGGCGCAGGTCCGTGGGGCCAGAACAGCATTTCCGTTCAAGGGACGGGTGCTGTCGGCACAGTATCGTTCTCCATTTCTGTCACGTTTATTCCGACAGGTGTTTCTGGCACAGGCGCAATCGGTGTCACAGCCCCGCAAGTTCAGTTCACGCTTACTGGCGTATCTGCAAACGGGCAGATAGGCACGGTTACTCCGACGCTGGCATTTACGCCAACAGGGGTTCAGGGCGTTGGCGAGATCGGGAACTTCTTTGTCAACGTCAATGACTTCATCATCCCGATTGGAGTCGAGGGGTTTGGTCAAGTCGGCACGCCCGTTCTGCGGATTGGCAGGTCGATATCGGTCACCGGAGTCCAAGGAACGGGGGCTGTTGGTACAACGACCCCCAGTATCAACTTTACCCAGGCAGGCGTGCTTGGTACAGGAAGCGTTGGTAGCGTCACCTTCAAGGTCGATGAGATCATTGTTCCCACCGGCATTTCTGCAACCGGTTCAGTTGGTACAGTCTCGCTCATCTATAACGGCGGGGCGTTACCTACTGGAGTAGTCGGGACAGGTGCGGTTGGGACGGCGGTAGCCAGGGCCATCAAGACGCTCACTGGGGTTTCAGCGACTGGACAAATTGGCACTGTTACCTTCAAAATAAACGACAGTATCACGGTCACTGGAGTGCAGGGCACGGGTGCAGTCGGAACGGTTTTAATTCGCGGGTGGTCAATCATCAACACCACGCAAAATGCGGGTTGGACAACCATCAATACACAGTAGGAGCCTTAGATGCCCACTTCATACACCTCTCTTCTCGGTCTGGCACTGCCAGTAACGGGCGAACTGTCCGGCACTTGGGGCGATACCGTCAATGACTACATCACCACTTATCTTGATGGTGCGGTGGCCGGTACGCAGACAATCAGCGGGAACCAGACTTCGGTAACCCTAAGTAAGACAACCGGATCATCGCTGTCTCAAGTAGGCGCGGGCTCGACCGGTTCTTCTCAATATTCGATCATCAACTGCACGGGCAACCCGAGCGGTATGCTGACCATCACCGCTCCGGCGGCAAGCAAACCATACATCGTCATCAACGCCACTTCGACTTTGCAGTCTGTGAAGATTGTAGGTGTAGGTCCGACTACGGGCGTGACACTGGGGACGGGTGAGAGCGCCGTCGTCGTCTGGAACGGCAGTGATTTCACCAAAGTTGCTTCAAGCGCAGCGGATGGTGTCGCAACATTTAGTGCGGGCACCACTGGACTTACGCCTTCTACGGCAACCGCTGGTGTAGTCACTCTTGCGGGTACGCTCGCTACCACAAACGGTGGTACGGGGCTTACGACATTTAGTGCCAATCAAATTTTTTATGCGTCGTCTACAAGTGCGATTGGTCAGTCTGCAAATCTGACCTTCGACGGCACCACGCTCACGGCCAACAATATCAACGATTCTTCGTTGACTTCTGGCCGGATTACCTATGCCGGTGCAAGTGGAAACCTCACGGACTCTGCGGGACTGACGTTTGATGGCACCAACTTCACGACCACGGGCACAGCGTCTGCCACTAAGTTAATTCCGACTGGCGGCGCTGCTACCGGTAACGGCTTGTTTCTGCCCGCGTCTAACACTCTCGGGTTTAGTACCAACGGCACTCAGTCGATGACGCTGGACTCCGCAGGTAACTTCCTGGTCGGGGTCACGTCACTCAACCGCCTTAACAGCACCTCTAATCAGCACTCCATCACGGTTGGCAACAGCGGCACGGACGCAAGTTCTGCTGCCGAAATCTATGTTTACAGCGCAGCAACCTCGGATACCCGAGTGCTTGGCGGTGTGGTGTTTGGCACCACAGGCACAGCAGCAGCCGAGAAGCGGTCTGCGATTGTTGCCTCGCGCCTGAGCGCGGCGTCTGGCACGACCATTACAGCCAACCTTGAGTTCTACACCAACAACGCAGGCACTATTGCAGAACGTGCTCAGATCACCGCAGGTGGTCAGTTCGCTCTGAGTTCGGATGGCAGTGCCGCTGCCCCGGCGATTACCCGCTCGACAGACCTCAACACGGGTATCTTTTTCCCGGCAGCAGATGAGATCGCGTTTGCTGAGGGCGGCTCAGAACGACTGCGGATTACCTCCGCAGGATTCACCCGCCCGGTGGCCTACGCTGACACGGTGGTGGCCCTGGGTAATACCGGGACTTCTAAGACCATCGACCTCCAGACTGCCAACGTGTTTACCGCCACGCTGACCGGTAACTGCACGTTTACACTGTCTAACCCCATCACCACAGGCTCGTCTTCGTTTACATTAGTCTTGACGAACGACAGCACTGCGGGTAGAACCGTGGCTTGGTCTGGCGGTAGTTTTGTTTTTCCCGGCGGGGCGGCAACTCTGTCTCGCACAACCTCGGCGGGTGCTGTTGATGTTTGGGTTTTCTTCACCCCAAACGGAGGTTCGACGTGGTACGGCAATATCGCCATGAAGGATATGAAATCTTAATAGGAGCAAGAAATGGCCTTGACCGCTGAACAACAAGCCCAAATGGACGCCGCAATGGCTGCACAAGTAGCCGCCGAGGCTGCTCGTCATGCTAACCATCTGGCTATTGAACTTAAACGCGCAAAACTGGAAGCCATTCGCATGGCCAAGGAGACGCTTGTTGAAAACGCTCGCAGCAAACCGGCGGATTCGCGTGAAGTAACCGCTGCTGACATCACGGCGTTTGCGCAGACGTTGGTGAACTACGTCGAGGGCTAATGCAAGGGTTTGCCTACTTCCCGGCTATCGTCTACCGAGATGAGCGGCCTGACCTTGTGGAGAAGGTGCTTCCGACATGCATCCAATACTTGGATCAAGTTCGCAAGCCCGAGTGGCCCATGTGTCAGTCCGCGCATCTTGGGAACGACCCTGCTTTTCAGGAAGTAGCAAACTACCTTCTGTTGGCATCCGTGGACCTGCTTCGCGGGCAGGGCTACGCTGTCGAAAAGTACGACTTCTACCTCTCGGGCCTTTGGGCGCAGGAGGTCAATCGTGGCGCAGGCACCGACGTGCATGTTCACAAGAACAGCCAAATGTGCGGGTGGTTTTTTCTCGAAACCCCACAGAGTGGTGCGTACCCGATCTACCACGACACCCGCATGAACAAGTCCATGATCGAATTGGACTTCGTGCAGGGCGAAGCGGTCAGCAATGCCACCAACAATATCCACTTCAACAACATGGTGCCCGGGACCGTGATGTTCGCCAACTCGTGGATGCGGCACCAATTGACCGGCAGCAACGCCGAAACCCCGACACGATGCATTCACTTCATCGTGTCTCACAAGGAGCGCCCGTGCAGCATGTGCTGACCCCCTACTCTTTGCCCATAGAGCCCTTCGTTTGGTGGGAGAACGGCTTTACAGAGCAGGAACTGAACTGGCTTCAAGAGCAGGCTGTCAAGGCTAATCAGCAGGCGCAAGTTGGGGGCGATCCACAGGGTGCAGATTTGGCGAAAATTCGCCGGTCGCAAGTGTCCTGGCTGGATAAGAATCAAGACACCGCGTGGGTGTTCCATAAACTCGGACACATCGCTTCCTCCCTCAACGCTCAATACTATCGGTTTGATCTGACGGGTTTTGGCGAAGCCTTGCAATTGACCAACTACGATCACTCTGAACAAGGGATGTACGGATGGCATCAGGACTACGGCGGGAAGCTCAGCCCCAGTCGGAAACTCAGTCTAGTTCTTCAACTGACCGACCCGAGCCAGTACGAGGGGGGAAACCTCCAAGTAATTACTTCTGGTCAGCCGCAAACCGTTCGCAAGCAGCGGGGTCTGGTGGCAGCATTCCCTTCGTATGTACTCCACCAAGTAACCCCCGTGACAAGCGGTAACCGTCAATCTCTTGTGGCTTGGGTATCTGGCCCCGCATTCCGATGAACGCTGAATACAAAGACTTTATTGCCGTCTACCGGGATGTATACCCGGAGGGGTACTGCCAGCACTTAATCTCAGAGTTTGAGCGGTTGGTTGGCTCTGGGGCGGGGACTAACCGTCAGCAACACGAGTACTCCCACAAACACCACAAGAACGACATGCAGTTGGGGCTGAATTTTGGCGTTCACACTGTCGGCGGGTTCAATGGGGAGGCTGCGACGAGGATTTTCTTTAACGGGCTGCAACGCTGTTACGAGCACTACACTGAGCAGTTTTCGCCGTTACGTGAAGGAAAGATCCGGGGTACAGCCATGAAGATGCAGCGCACCGATCCTGGAGGCGGCTACCATCTTTGGCATGCGGAGCAAGGTAATGGCGAACATGCAGAGCGTGTTTTGGTCTATATGCTCTACTTGAACACGCTTACCGAAGAGCAGGCTGGGGAAACTGAGTTTCTTTATCAACAGCGCCGTTTGCGTCCTGAAGAGAACACACTGATAATCTGGCCTGCGGCATTTACGCACACACATCGTGGTAACACCGTATTTGGTGATCAAAGCAAATACATTGTGACTGGATGGTTTTATTATGACTGACGCTGAATTTTTTGATACTAATGGGTGTGTCAGGGTAAATAATTTTATTGACCCCGCAACCATCAGCATAGTTTCCCGGTATCTTGAAAACAAAATAGTTCGTGGTGAGTGGACTGAAAGCGCGAGCAAACAGGATCCGACTTCGCGCCTAGCATATTACGCGGACCCGCTAATCGAGGTATTGCTGCAAGAATGTAAAACGGCTGTCGAAGAGGCAACCGGCAAAACCTTGATACCGACATATTCTTATGCACGTGTCTATCAGCCGGGAGAGCAATTAAAGCCGCATGTGGACAGACCTGCATGTGAAATTAGTGTGACCATTAACGTGGCCACCAAAGGCTCTTTTTCACCTATTTACACACAATATAAAAACAATGCTCCCGAAGAGCATGTCCTGAATCCGGGAGATGCGGTTATATATAAGGGGTGCGAAGCACTGCACTGGCGTCACCCGCTGGGTGAGGACCAACTCAACGTGCAGTTCATGCTGCACTACGTGGATAAAGACGGGCCAAATACCGATCACGCAAAAGACAAACGCGCTCGATACGGTATGAGTACCCGCGCAAGGAGTTAACGATGCCCGCAGGAACACCAAAAGTAAATTTATTCGGGGGCAAGACTGTTGTCCCCGGTGGTTCGCAGACATTTAACTCTTCTGGCACATTTACTGTGCCTCTTGGAGTTACAAAAGTTACTGTAGCCGGACGAGGCGGCACTGGTAACTCCGGTAATCCCGGCAACCCATCCCCAGGTTCTCCTGGTATTGCTAAAGGTGCTGGTGGCGGCGGTGGCGGCGGGATTACGCTTTACTGCTCAGTCAATAATACGCCTGTTGGTACTTATACCTTTGGAGGCCCCGGCGGGAATGGTGGAGGGCCTTCACCTGCCCCCGGTGGTTCTGGAAGTTACGGAAATGCCGGTACTCCTGGTACCGCCGGTAATCCTGGCGGTATTGGTAATCCCGGTACTCCTGGTACCGCCGGTGGGACTTCTTTTGCGCTCTGCTATAACTTTCCTGGTGGTGGCGCAGGGAATGGTGGTAACGCAGGCACAAGCGGTACCGGGGGTCTTGCCGCTGCCGGTGGTGGTGCTGGCTATTGGTACCAAAATCCGGTATACCCATGCAGTTCTTTTGGCGGTAATGGAGGTTTAGGTGCTGGAGGAAACGGGGGCGGTACTGGATGGAACGCATGCGGCGCGAGCGGTAATGCTGACGGCGGTGGTGGCGGTGCGGGTTCTTGTAATCCTGGCACCCCGGGACGTTATCCTCCGTGTGGTCCAGGAAACTCTAGGCAAGGGGGTAACGTCGGAGGTGGCCCCGGCGGAAATCTTTACTACAACAACGGCCAACCCGGGCAGCCGGCTCCTGCCAGTCCCAGTCCTTGCTGTCAGCGTGCAGGCGGTGGTGGCGGTGGTGGTAGCCAGTATCCTTTTCCTAGCTATTACGGCTGCGTGATGATTTACGGCGCGGGTGGTGGCGGGGGCGGTCGAGGCAATACTGCAAGTCCTGCAAACTCAGGCAATCCAGCTAATCCTGTGATACCCGGAACTTACCCGTGCGTGTCAGTAACGCCCGGAGGTTCTTACCCAATTACTGTTGGCAATCCTGGGGGACAAGTTACCATTTCTTGGAATCCGCAATGAACAAGAAGCAACTGCAAAAGCACATGGAGGAGATAGACCGCTCCATGACGGCTGAGAACCGTATGGGTGATCTTCGCCGCGCGCGTTCGGTTACTGTTGGCACTGCGTTTGGTGGCACCACGGAGTTGATGCTCCGTGGCAATGACGGCAACGTCATCTGGGCCATCATGCAGCCGGTGGAAGTAGTTGAGTTGATCCATCAACTTGCTGCCAATGTAGGCTGCCACATACACCTTCAGCCGCGCAATGATTTTGCCAGTTGGAGGCATTGGAAAAATACGGACGAAGAACTCAAGCACTACCGTTACGGAGGAGCGGCGCTTCTTAGTCCTGGAGCCGGGCACCCTCCTCACGTAAACGACATGGCCCCGCATCAGCATATTGGGCAAAATCTTCCTGCCCCCGAGCAGCAGCCCGGACTTCAACCCGCCTTGATGGCAAGGAGTAATGAAAATGAGCAAACTCTGGCAACTCAAAAAACTGTCGGACGGAAGCGCACTAAACGAGCCGCAGCCTCTGCCTGAAAACTGGGGGCCGATCTTCGGTCTTCACGGATTCATCGATCAGATCGGTGATCTGAGTTGGCTCGGCGAAGCGTATAACGACATGGGTTGGGTTGAGGTAGGCGACGCGCCTCCTGGCCCAGCCGTTTCTTCTACTGCCAGCCTTGCCTGGGACCGCGCCAAGAAACTGTTGGCCGAGTCCGACTGGGCGATGCTGCCTGATATCCCGATGACTTCAGAGAAGAAGGCGGCATGGATTGAGTACCGTCGAGTGCTGCGCGATATTCGCATGCAGTCGGGCTTTCCAGAAGACATCAAGTGGCCCAGTCGTCCTGAGTGAACAAGTACACGATCCGGTTCAACAAGTCACGCGGACAACCGGGTCGTGGCTCCATGCTCCATGTCTGGCGCGTGTTTGAGGGCGAGCGGGAAATCTTGGCTAAGAACGTCCGTATTACTGTGCCATCCTGGACGGAACTGGACGCTAATGGGCAGGACTACAACATCGCGTGCCGGGGGCGCATGATGTTTTTTGAAGATACAGACACGGTAGTGATCATGGAGTAAGCATGGAAGAAACTAAACCTGCTGAGACAGCTAAGGAAGTTGCCGGTAAGTCTATCGGCAGGTTTGGCCTCTTCTACATCACCCTGATCGTTCTGATCGGGGTGGGTTCCTCCTACTTCCTGTCCGACTCGGCCATCACAGCCGTGATGACGATGATTGGTGGTGCCCTGGTCGCGCTCATCAACATGATGAACGGTATCGCCGGTACTGCTGAGAAGCAGGAAAAGCCAGAGTTCAAGGTCATCCAGACCCTGATCGACAAGTTGGACCGCCTGGACAAGCCCGAGCAGCCCATGCGCGTGACAGTGCAAGGAGACAAAGTCACGGTCACCAAGGGCGACGACACCGTAACGGCCACGAGGGAATAGTCATGGCATGGTCAGACGTACTCAAGGCAGTCATACCCATCGTGGTGGCTGCACTCGCATGGCTACTGGGGCAGGTTGCATCCTTCTCTGAGCGTCTGACCAAGATAGAGGGTGCAATGCCCGCTCTTATCACCAAAGAAGGCGTGCCCACTGACAGCCCCATAAGCGCAGAGCGCAGACAGATTCAAAAAGAACAGTTGATGGCGCACATCAACGAACTGCAAGTCAAGGTCAGGCTGCTTGAGGAACGCGAAAAGATGTTGAAGGGGCCTAAGTAATGTTTGAAATCCTCAGTGGGGGCCTGCTTGGCTCCATCTTCGGTGGTCTGTTCCGGCTTGCCCCGGAAGTCCTGAAGTTCATGGACAAGGGCAACGAGCGCAAGCATGAATTGGCGATGTTTACTCTCCAGACCGATCTGGAGAAGATGCGCGGCCAGTTCAAGATGGAAGAGAAGTACGTTGACTACAGCGTCAACCAACTCGATGCCATCAAGGAAGCCTTCAAGGAGCAGGCCACGACTGCCAAAGAAGCCGGATGGTTTGTGGCGGCGATCTCTGCCCTTGTCCGCCCCGGCATCACTTGGGCGCTGTTCTTCATGTATGCCACGGTCAAGGCTGCGGCCATCTACATGGCGTTTCAGACTGGCGGGCACTGGTCTGAGGTGATGACCCGGGTCTGGGATGCCGACGACTTCGCCATGCTCAACATGTGCCTGACGTTCTGGTTCGTTGGAAGAAGCATTGAGAAGTACCAGAAGTGACCACGGAAGCCATCAAGCTGGCGGGCGACATCTTGGTCAAGCCCTTTGAGGGCTACGCCAAACGCTTGTCAAACGGTGACTGCACTGCGTATCCCGACCCGGGTACAAACGGCGATCCTTGGACTATTGGGTGGGGCTGCACCGGCCCCGGCATTCAGCCCGGTACGATCTGGACGGTAGAAACCGCTCAGATAGAGCTTGACAAGCACTTGCTGCACTTCTGTGCGGGGGTGCTAAGGCTATCCCCAATACTGATCAAACAGCCCGCCAGACGCCTTGCCGCAATCATCAGTTTCGCGTATAACGTGGGTTTAGGAAACTACCGCATTTCCACGCTGAAAAAGCGGGTAGACGCTCAGGATTGGGCGGGCGCGTGCGAAGAGATCGTCAAGTGGAATAAGGCCGCAGGCCGCGTACTCAGGGGGTTGACCCGTAGACGCGAAGCTGAAGCCGCACTCTTGAGATAGCCATGCCCCTACAGAAAATTTTATTCAAGCCCGGAGTCAACCGCGAGAACACGCGGTACACCACTGAGGGCGGATGGTACGACTGTGACAAGGTACGTTTCCGCCAAGGCACGCCTGAAAAATTGGGCGGGTGGCAACGCATTTCAGCCAACACGTTTTTCGGTATCTGCCGGTCGATGTGGAACTGGGTGACGCTGCAAAGCGAAAACTTGCTTGGGCTTGGGACAAACCTAAAGTTTTACATTGAGCGCGGTGGCGTCTATTACGACATCACGCCTTTGCGCACCACGACCACACTGGGCGCCGACCCCTTCACAGGCAACGGCACGACTACGGTTACGGTAACTGCGCCTTCTCATGGCGGCATCACGGGGGACTTCGTGACTTTCAGCGGAGTCACGGGCACCTACGCTTCTATCCTCAATACTGAGTTCCAAATAACAGTCACAGGCGTCAACACGTATACCATTATCACGCCTTCTGTTGTTGCGGCAGGCGCAACAGGTGGCGCTGCTGTATCTGCTGCCTATCAGATCAATGTCGGCCCTGAAATTGAAGTTCCGCTGACGGGCTGGGGGTCAGGCGTTTGGGGTGCGGGTACATGGGGTTTTGGTTCTCCTAGCACTACGCAAACATCTATTCGTTTGTGGAGCCAAGCAAACTTTGGTGAGGACTTGATCTTTTCTCCACGTAAAGGCGGAATCTACTACTGGGACAATACAACGGGGGTGAACGTGCGGGCGGGACTCTTGTCTTCGCTACCCGGCGCATCTGATGTTCCCGTCATCAACAACATTGTCTTTGTGTCGGACGTAAATCGGTTTGTGTTTTCGTTTGGGTGCAATGACTATGGCGCGTCTGTTATCGATCCTATGCTGATCCGTTGGTCGGCTCAGGAAGACGCGGTTGATTGGACGCCTGTTGCCACTAACCAAGCCGGAAGCGTGCGGATATCCCACGGGTCTGAGATTGTGGCCGTTGTGCAGGCTCGTCAGGAAATTGTGGTGTTTACTGACTCTGCCCTGTACTCGCTGCAATATCTGGGTCCGCCGATTGTCTGGGGTGTGCAGCTTCTCGGGGACAACATCTCAATCTTGAGTCAGAACGCAGCGTGTATTGCTTCTGGTGTTGTGTACTGGATGGGTGTGGACAAGTTCTACCAGTACGATGGCCGTGTGCAAACGCTCCCTTGCGATGTGCGCCGTTACGTCTTTAGTGATTTCAACACTACGCAAGCGGGGCAGGTATTTGCCGGTACAAACGAAGGCTTCAACGAAGTCTGGTGGTTTTACTGCTCAGCAGGCTCTACGACAGTGGACCGGTACGTGGTCTACAACTACTTGGAGCGCATCTGGTACTACGGCACTATGGCCAGGACGGCGTGGCTTGACTCAGGTTTGCGTGATTACCCGATGGCTGCGACCTACAACCATAACATTGTCAATCACGAGCAGGGGATCGATGACAACGAAACAGGCACGCCTATTGCAATCAACGCCAACATTTCGTCGTCTGAGTTCGACATTGGCGATGGGCACAACTTTGGGTTTGTGTGGCGAATGTTGCCGGACATCACGTTTGAGAACTCTACCGCTGGATCGCCCACCGTCAACATGACGCTCTTTGGGCTGTATAACTCAGGATCTGGCAGTATCGACAGTTCCACCAAGCCGGTGGTCAAGGGCAGCACGTATGTGATTACTGAGGAGTTCACCGGTCAGATTTATACCCGTGTGCGTGGGCGGCAGTTGATTTTTAAGGTGGACTCCAACACACTAGGGACAACGTGGCAGCTTGGCGCACCACGGATCGACATTCGTCAGGATGGACGTAGATGAGTTTCATCATTGAAGATGCCATCGTTCCTGCGCCCCCTAACCTACCTCTGGCCCCACGGGACTATGAGTCGCGTTACCACGAGCAGTTTAATAACGTCTTACGTCTTTACTTCAACCGACTTGATGCACTACTAAGGCAAATAGTGACAACCCCATCCCCCATACCAATTTCAATTGGCGGCACCAATACGGATGCCTTTGGGCGGCTGCGGGTCAGTCAGCCCTACACGCTCTTCGACAGCCAAAACCGCTACGCCGCAGACAATCAGTTTGATGTAGCTACAACCGGTACGGGTACAACTACGTTCCTGTCCGACGAAGCGGCGGTCAAGATGGAGGTTACGGCGGGCGGTGTTGGTTCCGTTACGCGCCAGACATACCGCTCCTTTCCGTATCAGCCCGGTAAGGGTCTGTTGGTACTTGCCACCTTCGTGATGGATAGCAGCATGAGCTTGAACCTTACGCAGCGCGTGGGGTACTACAACGACAGCAACGGCGTGTTTTTCCAGCGCATCGATGGCACTTACTCGTTTGTGCTGCGCTCTTCGGTCACGGGTTCTCCATCGGATGTTCGCACGGTTAATCAGGCCAACTGGAACGGCGACAAACTGGATGGTACGGGTGATTTAGGGTATACCCTAGACCCGTCCAAAGCGCAGATTTTGTGGATGGACTTTGAGTGGCTCGGCGTCGGATCAGTCCGGTGCGGCTTCATCATTAACGGAGAGTACATCGTCTGCCACACTTTCAACAACGCCAACGAGATCACCAACGTCTACATGACCACGGCCATCCTGCCGGTACGGTACGAGATCAAGACGGTGACTTCTGCGGTGGCGGCTTCGATGAAGGCTATCTGCTGCTCAGTGGTGTCTGAGGGCGGGTTTGAGCAGACTTCTATCGACCATGTGGCGCGGCGTACGGCGATACTGGGTACCATCGGCACGACTTTCCTCCCGCTCGTCTCTATCCGGCTTGCGTCAACCCGACTCGGTGCGGTTGTCCTTCCCAACCGGGTGCAGGTGCTACCTACTACCAGTCAGAACTATGAGGTGGCACTCATCAAGAACCCCACTTTGACAGGCGCGACCTGGGCCGCTACGGTGCCTTCGGACTCAAATGTGGAGTACGACGTAGCGGCTACGGCCATGACCGGGGGCACTATTGTGCAGACGGACTACGTGACTTCTTCGGGCTCCGGTGGAGTGGGCAATACGAGTGCTGCCACGGGGTACAACTTTGACTTGCAGTTGGGCGCTTCCCTTGCGGGGGTGAGCGACATTTACACCTTGGCCGTCAGAACTGTGTCCGGGGCAACTACGGGCGATGCGGTTGGATCGCTGTCTTTTTATGATCTAACTCAATAAAATGGCTTTAACTTTTTATCTGGGGGCCGTATGAGCCTTGTTGCACTAGCCAACCA